TACAAAACTCATCCCAAGTATCAACTAATTTCAAAACCTTATTAACATCTGTTAATGGAATATCTAATATTCTTGCAACATCTCTTACAACACCTTTATCCTTAAACTCTAAAAAGGTTGCAATAGAGGCAACGTGTCTATACTGTCTAACTAAATAATCTTTTACCTCATCACGACGTGTATCTTGAATGTCTGTGTCAATATCAGGAAAGTCGTTACGTTCTGGATTAATAAAACGGAAAAACAATAAACCGTGTTCTATTGGATCAATAGTGGTAATTCCAAGTAGGTAACAAACTAAAGAGCCAGCAGATGATCCACGACCTGGACCTACAAGAATTCCTTCTTTCTTTGCCCAGTTAATCATATTGCTCACTACAAGAAAATATGGTGCAAATTTTTTGTTACGAATAATCTCTAACTCTTCATCAAGTCTTTGCTCGTATATATCATTTCCAAGCCAATTACTATTAAGTCTATATTTTTCAAGACCTGCAAATGCTAGGTTTGCTAACTCTTGATCTGGATTTTTATATTGAACTGGAAGAAGGTTTAGTCCATCTTGAATGTTGTAGTCTTCTACTGTATCTGCTAATAGTAGTGTGTTTGAGTATATGTCTTCTCTATCAATACCCTGCTTTTGCATATCGGCTTTAATCTCTTCATAAGACATTAAGTGAATGTTAAACTTATTAAATGTTATATCACGATCAACACCATATAGATAGTCAAGTCTTTCCATCATGTCTTTTTTCTTTTTAGACTTCTCATATGATGAATCTTTATTTATTTTGGCGTGTGTATTTAAAAGTAATTTAAATTCTTGTATTTCTTTTTGAGAGGTATCTGAATGGTGACAATCTGGAGTTACAACAGCCTTTATGTTAAATTCGTCTGCAAGTTCAAGCAAATATTTATTTATTTCAGAAGTGTTATGTGGCATTACCTCAATATAGTAATCGCTACCAAAGTTATTTTTAAACCATTTTATGTGTTTTTTAGCAATAGCAAACTCTTGTTCTTCTAATGCTTTAACCAAAACGCTACTTGGACAAGCAGACGTTACAATAATACCTTCTTTATATTTTTCTAATATTGCAAAATCAAACCTTGGCTTTTTAAAAAATCCATCTGTCCATGCAATTTCACTAATTTTATTAAGATTTTCTAAACCTTTTTGGTTCTTGGCTAGAAGGATAATGTGATTATAAACAAGGTCTTGTTGACCTTCTCTTTCAGACTTATCTCTTTTATCAGATATGTCCGCACACATATATCCTTCTAAACCAAGGATAGGCTTTACATTATTTGCTTTTGCAATACGGTGCAGTTCCCTATGCCCAGATAAAGTACCGTGGTCGGTAATGGCAATTGCTGGCATTCCCAACTCAACTGCACGGTTCACGTATTCTTCTGGAGTAGCAACACCATCAAATAACGAATAGTGTGTATGTAAATGTAAACCTACGTAATTCATCTTACCAATCTACGTTGGTTGCAGATGAAGTTGTTGGACCGTCAAAGCCTAAATAAAATGCTTCTTGTTCAGCATAAGGAATTTTCTTTAATGCTAACTCAAGTGCATAAGGCTTGTATGCTGACCAGTCAAATGGTTCTGTGTCTGGTGCACTAGGAATAGTTGTGTAACTTGTTTCAGTACCCTGACCGTTACGCTTTACTTTCCAAACTACGTTTGAGATACTGCCAGTTTCTAAGGCATACTCACGAATTGTATTAAATGCTGATTGCTTGCTAACACCCATTGACCAAATAGCCACATAAGGTGGTTCAATACCGTCATCAACTAGAACGTTGCAGTAAAAACGAAGACGTGCTCTCCAGCCAGCCTTTGGATCTTTACGGTGCATTTCTTCTGCCCAGTCACGACCCTCTGATTCCATTGTGTCTACAGCCTTGCGCTTGTAGTCTTTTGGATTTGTGTGTTCCTTAACAACTAGAGCAAGACCACGATCTGCATTGTAGTTTGCAGAGTCTTCATCTAGTTCCTCAACGAAACGGATTTTTGCTGATTGACCATCGGCAAGTTTAAGCCATCTTACCTTTGGTGAGTTTTCATCATACTTTGGTTTGTCGAGCAGGGCATTTATATTTTTGAGTCCCTTTATAACGCTCATATTTTTCTCCTTCTGTTTGTTATTTTAGTTTAGCATAGAAGATATAGATTTGTCAAATTTAAACTCAAGAGTTCTAATTGCATCGTCATCCATATCGCCTATATCTTTATATTTTTTATCTATATTTATTACACTGACTAATGAACCAAGTTTTTCAATTAACTTATCTTTCATTATTGCGCCAGCCTCGTCATTGTCTGCAACAAGTACAACATTATTGAAGTACTTTTCTAATAACTTAATCTGCGATGCAGATACGTTAGCGCCCAGTGTTGCAACTGCTGGGAATCCTACTTGGTCTAGCCTTATAGCATCAAAAGATGATTCTACAACATATACTAAACTAGATGCTTTAATTCTATGTAAATTAAACAATATTTTACCTTTTGGAAGTCCTGGGGTATTTTTAAATTCTTTGCCCTCAATAGATCTACCAACAAAACCAAGAGTCATTCCATCTGGAGAATGAACTGGTATAGTAACCATATCCTGTTTTTCTGAATAACCTAAAGCAAATTTCTTTATTGACTCTTCAGTTATAAGCCTACTAGAGTAATAGCGTATTGCTCTTGGAGATTCTAGGGCTTGATTATTTAATCTTTTAATTAATACTTCATCATACTGAACAAAGTCTGGTGGAGCATACATTGTTTTATTAATTACACTTTCAATATTTGTCTCTGTTTGTTTGCTTTTTATATATCGTGCTGCTTCAAAATAAGTTCTACCAGTTACAAACATAACAAACTCTTCAAGATTTTTTGTAGTTTGGCATCCAAAACAAAAGAACAAACCACTATCTTTTGCAACCTCAGCAGCAGGAGTTCTTGTGTTATTGTGATATGGACAATAGATAATAAAATCATTACCAAATTCTGCTTCTATGTCAATGCCTGCACCATTTAAAACTCTTTGTATTTGTTCTTTACTATAAATATTATTTACCATCTTCGTAATCCTTATACCTGTAATAACCTTTGTCAAAATCTACTTGTACTAAAAAGTCTCCCATAAAGCCATTTCTATTTTTTCTAAATACACACTCAATAATATCACTATTAGTTGCACGACCTAATGCCATTACCCAGTCAGCATCGTATGCAATCTGTCTTGACCACGCAGTTTGACCTAATGTAGGGGCACTACTAAGGTCTTTAACATCATCAGGCGTAGCAGATGAGATAGCAATGATAGGAACTTCTTCACTAATAGCCATGAGTTTAAGTTCTCTTGAAAGATTTTTCATACGTACCGTTTCATTTTCAGACTTTTGGTTTGGGGACATAAGTTGTAGATAATCTACAATAACAAAATCTGGCTTGTATTGATCAATCTTTCCACGAACTACAGATGGATTGACTTCACCACCACTATCATTTGAAATAATATGAAACTCTGGTTTGCCTGCTATTTTATTAGCATGCCAATTTTTAAGCATATCAAGTTCTACTTCACCATTACTTAGTTTACGATGAGACCAAACACCTTCACCCATAATTGCAAATACACGATTACGAACTTCAGTTTCAGACATTTCAAGAGATATTACCAATGGAGACTTGCCTTGCTTCCATGCCTGTACTGCAAAATAAAGAGCAAGCCAAGATTTGCCAATGCCTGGATATGCTAAAAACACACCAAGTTGTCCTGGCATAATTCCAGAAGGTAGGTAATTGTCAAATCCTGGCAAACCTGTTTTAATACCAACTTGACCAGTTAATTTTTGTTGCTGAATCTTTTCAAAATATGCAACGGCAGAGTCAAGATCCGTAGCATCAATATCACGTATAGCAGAGGTGTTTTTCTTTAACTCAGAAGTTTTTGTAATAAGTCCATTTAGTGCCTCTGTACCATTACCTACTTGCACTTCACTTGCTGCAGATCTTAAAATATCTTTAAGGCTATCATTTAAATATTCAGTCTGCAACTCTTCAAGGTGATGCTTAGTAGCGCCAACATTTTCTATTGGCTGAAAGTCTCTAAATTTTTCTATTACTAAAGATACTGGTGGAATAGATCCATTGTTATCAAAGTATAAACGAATAAAATTCCATACGTCATTATGAGTTCTAAGAAGATTTTCTACGTTGGCTTGTAACAATACATGCATTTGTTTATCTTGTAATACTGCTGAAATAACTTTTGCTTCTGTATTATTCACTTAACCACCTTCTTGCCAATTTTCTTCGTTCTATTCTTTCTTCAATATCTTGCTCTATATCTAGTTTACCATTAAGAATTTTTTCTGCATTATAAGCAAAGTAGTTCCAACTTGGTTCTTGTGCAATATTAAAATAATATTCAAGTAAATCATAGCAGCCAGAAATGCCATATGACTCTATTAAAGAATCAGCAGACCATTGCTCTACATTTAAATTTAAAGATGGCTTTTGCTCATACCTTGCTGTATGCAATTTACTGTATCTGCTAAGCAAAGCCATTCGGTCTTTGCGTTCAGCCATTAATTATCGCTATCAGCCTCTAGTTGAGCCTCTTTAATTTTTTCTGTTAATTTGTCTTCAACAAATTTATAAACTCTTTCAAAGGCTTGACTATCGTCTTCATAATTGCGCTTTGAGTCAACTACGCCCAAGTCAATCCTTAGTGATTGGAAATTACCCAAATTAAGAGTATATCCCAGTGTTACTGACATTTTTGTATTTTCTTTTTCCATTACCCCACCTTTTCTTGTTTTAAATATTTTCTGACCAGATTGGAATATACCTTCCGTCATCTGTTCTTGTATATGTAAGTATACCTTTGCCCATTCGTCTTGTCAACTCTTGGTTTGTTGGCGTCATATTATTTGTTATTAATCCATCTTTTCTTGGTTGTCCAATATGTATAGATGCCAGTATATCACGAATTGCCTGTACCGTGCTTTCTGAATAATATGATCTTATTTGCCATCCCCTTTCTCCATTTACCCTTGCCCCTATTGGAGGTGGTATTATTCCTTTTTTCATTAATGTTGGCATATACTTTCTGTGACGATTAATTAACTTAGCAGTCTCAGCAACCGTATAAGCCTTTTCTCTATTCTTTCTAAAGTCTGTACGCAAACAGGTTTCAATTCTGTCTTTGGTAATATTATATACCGAAACCAATCCAGTAGATCTAGAACTATGGTAGAGCCTTACTAGGTCTCCATTAAGAAACCATATTTTTTTACTTCCCTTTACTACAGAGTCGTTATTGTAAATTTCGCTCTCGATAATTCCTTTTCTAGTAACCATCTACCCTCTCCGCTTTCCATAGGTGGATGAAAAAATTTTCTAGTTCCACATCGAACGCAATATGTTTCTATATGCTGAGTACTTGTGTATTGTCTATCAATAAACAATCTCCCACCACATTTTTTACAAAAAATCATAAATAACTTTTAGTTTGGAATACCAATGGCAATAAGATTAACAGCAAGCGATAGATTTCCAGAGGCTCCAAACCTTACAAACCCATCAACCTTAGATGTAGTTGGCTTTTGCAAAACAACTGTAACATTTTGACCAGCCTCAGTATTTCCAATGTTTAGTGCTGTTGCTGTGACTATTGGCGGGAATTTAAAGTCATTTTGAAATGAATAAGTAAATGCTCTTTCGTTACCCGCACTTACAATACTGTTTGTAAAAATTTCTACATATCCACCAACAACTCTTGCATTTGATGTTTTTACAGTTTCTTTAATTGATGGACCGTTATCAATGCTTGTAAAGTTATATGCTGCAGAGGAAACCTCTGTAGACAAATCATTAACAGTCTTAACTAACTCATAGATGTATGTAACATCTAGTGGTTGTCCTCGTTCTGGTAGCGGTAATTTAGCCATATATCTCCATTATATCATTAGATCGTTTCGTTTAGCATTCTATATACTTTTAAAAATGGTGTTCCAGCAGCCCCGTCTGATCTTGCAATTGGCTGTCCAGTTAAATATATTTCAATACTAAGTCTGTTGGGTGTTTGATTTTGCACTACCCCACCAATAGTATAAAAACTGGCATATGGGTAGGATACAGATGTTGTTTGAATTCTTTCTTTATATATCCAATCACCGCTATCTTCTCTGTCCCAACGCAACCAAATATCATAGGCTAAGGCATTTGTAATAAACGAATTAGTTTTATACGTTCCAGCAGGACTTACTGGGGTAGATGCAATATTTCCATGATCTTTGTAATATGTAAAAGTATCTGCAGTTACCGCATTTATTTTATATGTTCCATTAAATGTAGAATCTACATTTTCTATAGTTACCCAATCACCTACAACCATATAGTGAGCAGCGCTAGTTGTTATTGTTGCTAAGTCGCTAGTTAATTGTTTATTTGTAATGTTAGAAACTGTTGTTTTATTTTTTAAAATTGCAATTGGATCCCATGTAAAGGTTGATACTTGATTTGCGCTATTAAATTCAATTGAGCCAGGAACATAAGTGTATTCTGGAATAATTAAATAAATTGGGGACCAGTGAGAAACTCTGTTTCTATCTTCAGAAATAATCCTATATCTTAATGAATACCCTTCGGTTTCGCTGCTTATTGGTGGAAGGTTAATGTATGGTTGACGATATTTTTTAATACCTAAATCTGCCATTATGAAACTCCAACGGTAAACCTAAATTCTACATAGTTGCTAGTATTAGGAGACTTTACAATTGTTTCTGCATTATCATTTTTAACAATAGAATATCCAGTTAAGCCATAAAGCGGATTAACGGTTTGTGTATTTTCTAATCTCATTGCGTCTAGGGCAATGTAATAATCTTCTGATGGGGCGTCACCATCTATAATACAGGCATAAATTTTAACAACTGTTACAGCATCCCAGGTAAAATTTGCTGTTGTGTAAAGTTCTTGCAATTCTTTTGATACAGTAAAATATCTATTTGTTTCAAAGTCTTGACTTGACTCCGTATTGCCAGAAGTTGCGTGATTTATTTCTGCCTCAAATCTTGCAAATTCTCCAGAGCCAGCATCTGTCGATGAAAAATCTACTAAAACTCTAACAGTTTCTGGTATTGCAGAAGAATTTCCATTTTTACTAACTAAAGAAAATGCTAGCCTTAATTCATCTTTAGGTGAATTGCTACTAAAGTCAACCTGTGGATTAGTTAAATGTATATGGTTTGATCCTTCTTCAATTACAAAATGGTCTAATGTTGGACCACTTTCTTCGCTAAGTGTTAAATTTGCATCATTACCTTGAATTAAAATAATATTATTTAAGAACCTGGATCTTTCATATCTATTTGCACGAGATGTTTTAAAAAATATTGCATTGTCAGCATTTGTTTGAAAAACTGGATCTTCTACTGCAATAATATTATCATCTTCTGGATCATCTAATGGTGCAGTAAAGGCATCTATTGCTGTTGTTGCTGAAATTGTGTGATACTGCCAATTTTCTCCAGCAGTAAAAGCAAAAACTGTCTTACTGTCATATGCTCCAGCAGATGGGTTTGAGCCTGCAGAATATAAACCAACCTCTGATATTTCATATCTTTCTTCTGTTGGTAATTCTGCTGTTAAAACAATTTTATCAATACCATTTTCCTTTACAAATCCTCTTGAAGAAATAGGAACACGGAACATTTCAAAGTCAAGATTTGTTTTATCAGAAAAATCACCCTGAATATCGGAAGTATCTAAAGGAGTTGGACCACAACCAATGGCAATATATGAAGCATATGCTGGAGCCTGACCAAGCAGGTATTTACCAATAATAGATTTTCCAGCATCGGTTATCATGATTCATTCCCGTCAAATTGTATAGTATATATTGTACCATCCGTGCTTATTTGAACCTCAATTTGTTCATCATTATTTAAACCAACAGCCTCTATGACTAAGGCACCAAAATCATCAATATAAACATTTGCACCATCTAAACCATTACCAACATATGGAGATTTTTGATCAAACCTAATAGAAAATCCAGAAAAATATTTATCTGAGGTTTTTTGTAACCCTAAAATATTATTTGGATTATAAGATTGTTGTATTGATCTAATATTTTTTATTGGCTGATAAGATATATTTTGACCATTGATAGTATCATTTCTTGCTATATTGACCAACTCTTGTCCACCAATATTTTCAAATATTAAATCAGCCATCTGTTCTGTTGGAACAGACTCATCATCAAATAATACAATATCTGGTGTTGCAGTTTTAATTAAATTTGC